CCGCGATTCGCTCGGTTGTTCTCATTGTTCTCCTCCTTCGTGGTCGCTACATCCCCTCATCCAGAAAACACGCGAGGTTCTGGGGGCGGGTCTGCGCGTCCTGCTCCCGGAACCATTCATCCTTTTCCCGCTCCAGCTCAGCGCGCTCCTCGATGGTCATGTACTCCCCGCTCTCCTCCATGTTCAGCAACTCATGCAGTCTGTTCATCATCCGTCCTCCTACACAGGCCACACGTACTCGAGATTAGACGGCTCGGACCACCCGAACCGCCCGTAGTACTCCTGATCCTTGCGGAGCAGGTTGCTTCGGTGCGATGCGTGGAATGTACGCCCGCCCAACCACGCAGGGCGGGCATGACTTCTGGGGTGGAAGCGACGCAGCTTTCGAGCAACGCTGTCGCGGTAGCCGCGCGCCGACCACTCCGCGCAGATCGCCAGAGCGTAGTCGATCAACGCTCCGTCATGGCCGCGCCACATGCGCACGGCCGGATGGTTGCGCCAGCCGCGCGACTTGCCGCGCAACGCGCGCAGAATCTGCAGCGCCTCCACCCGTTGCTTGCCGAGCCGTCGATAGTCAAGACACCGCGCGCTCCGGGTGAAGTCTGCGTATGGCAGGAACGTCTGCATCGGTTGCCTCCGTGGTGAAGGTCCACAGCTCTCCGGGCACGATCGGCAGCCCGCACTTGCCGCACACGTTGCCGTGCCTGCGCGCCACGAGCACGGTCCCGTGGTCGCGCAGATCCTCCAAGCAATCCTGACACACTCGCATCTGGTTCATTGCCCGTCCTCCTATACTGTAACGCGCTCACCCCGGAGCGCAACCAAGTCAACGCGAGATCCACAGCCAGGGCAACGCGCATCACACGCCCAACTAACCACGGCATCAACACCACCGAAGCCGTTGATATACACATTCGTCTCATATTCGTAATTGGTACCGCACGTTCCGCATCGCTCCTCTGCGGTCGTTATGCTTGTGCGCTTCATCGTCCGTCCTCCTTCTAGAAATCGATCATCATCCCGACCAACTGTTTGGCGCAAGAGGGGCACAGACGTACGACGTGCCCGTTGAAGTTGATGTGCATCCGCATGCGGATCTTACCCTCTCGGTCGTAGTCCTTGTCCTTCATCTTGTACAGATCCTGGTCGATGCTGCACCCGTTGCAGTGCCCCTCATGAACCGACTTCTTCTCGATGCTCATCTCATGGTTCATCGTCCGTCCTCCTATGCGTAATCCATCAACTTAAGAACCGCCTCTTTGCCAGCATCGTGATACAGGATCTCTCCCAGTGCCAGAACGATCTCCTCGTAGTCCTTGCGCCCGCAGATCCGGTCCCCGATCATCTGCGCCAGGAGTTCGGGGTCGTTGTAGATCTGATCTGCATCCTCCTCACTCCCACCGGCCATGTCGTAGCACGCGGAACTCAACCACCCCGCGATCCTGTCCGCCTCTGTTCTCGACTTATCCATCGTCCGTCCTCCTGGTTAGAATCCTAGCTGGCCTACCGAAGTTCGACCAGCACCTTGACCGCCGCCTTAACCTCCTTCTCAATGCCCCACATGTCGTTCGTCAGCTCGTCGTACAGGTCGCCCTTGTCCTCGATCTCTTCGTCGAGGTCCGCGATCCATGCCTCCATCTTCTCGCGCTGCGAGTCGCTGAGATCCGGGTCGTCGAGCGAGTTCGTGAGCTTCTCGCTCTTCTCCTCCATCTCGTTGATCAGATCCAGCACCGACAGCGACTGCTTGTGGAGCTTCACCCATGCTGGGATGCGCTGAAGCTCTGCCCGAACCTTGCGCCGAAAGGTCTTCGTCATGCACCTGTTCATCGTCCGTCCTCCCTCTACCAAGCCAAGTATGAAAGATCGTAGCCGCGCTCAACGAGCCTACGCCGAGCGGGCATCCAGCAGAACTTTACCTTGTTCACCAACAGCCGCAGCAGCACGGCATCCGGTGCTCTGTCCAAAATCCGTAGCAGCTTGTCTGCACCGTCTGCGCCGATGCGGTCTATGCTGGCGTATGCGGTCTTGAGCTGATCAAACATGTCATTCTCGTTCATCGTCTGTCCTCCAATTGGTTGTCTCATCAGTGCCGGGGTCCCACCCCGGTCAGACGCCCGGATCGATCCGTCATCAAATGTGCGCGATCGTCGCGAGCGTTTCGACTTTTTGGTCGAACCACCATCCTTGGCGTCGTCCCGCACGCTATCGAAGAGTCGTAGAGTTTCGGCGCTGCCGTTTCCGTGTCGTCGCTTTGTCGGGATTGGCCCCCTCACCTGTCGCTTGGCGGATGTTTGGAGGGCGACGACCGGCAGCGCATCTCGTCTTGGAATCGCGTGGACGCTGTCGGGTGGTCGGACTTTGGGTCAGGGAATGATGTCCAGTGCCCTGCGCACTTGCCAGCGAGTCTCCCGGTGGGGGGCTGGGGTGCTGCCGCTTTCCGCTGCGGCTGGCGTCGGTCGTCGCGGTTGAGGGATGGCCGGTGGCTTCCCGCCCGCTGCGCTTATTCGGTTGTCAATCCCCGAAAAAATGAAACCGGGAGTATGATTTTCGCAAGCTCCGTGCCAGAAAGGCATACCCACCCGTCGTATATCGGCTTTGTCAGACCACAAGACGTTGTGGTTGAGTACCTAAATCAACATGACGTTCCGCGTCATAGGATGACAACGCACGTCACCACAACGGACTGGGTTTATGGTATAAATCAGCCCCAGTCCGTCGTATGTCTGGTTTGTCGTAAATCCAGCCCGTTGTGGTCAAGGCGGGTCTTGACCCCCGCCCGTAGTATGTGACACGGGATGTCATCGGCCACCTCCGACAGCCCACCGACGTCACCCCCCATCCACCCCTCTCCGGGAGGGGTAGCCCACGACGACCCAGCTAAAGTAGTTTAGCTGTCCACGGGCTGGCTCCTGGAGCTTCCGAGATAGCTCAGTACCCCCCACGGAGCAGACGCCCGGAGGACGGCGCGTCAGCTTCAATGAACGCTCGGCGGGGTCGGATGCGTTCTAGGGGGCGGAACGCCCCGAGGCCCTCCACTGAGGCCCGGCCAGAGACCGTGAACGCTTCCGGGGGTCCGATGCGTTCCTATCAGTAGAGGACAGACCAGCAGGGAGACTGGTCACTTTTTCTGGACAGGAGGACGTACCATGGCGACGAAGAGACGCGGTGCCGCACCGGCAGCGGAGGAGAAGCCGACCAAGAAGGCAGCACCCGAGCAGGCTGCAAAGAAGCCAGCGGCCAAGAAGCCTGCCAAGGCGATGAGCCCGGCAGCGGAAGAGCTGGCGAAGAAGTGTAAGCTAGGAGCGCCAGACCACCTGGAGCGCTGCATCGCCTATCTCGCCAAAAACAAGAAGGCGAATCAGGCGAGTGTGGACAAGGCCAAGTCCGATCTGGCGGCGCTGCGCGAGGGCAAGGGCAATAGGAACGCGGGCTCGATCAAGATGAGCCTTATTGTGATGCTGACGGCGGCCAACCGCAAATAGGAGCAGGCCATGAACCTGGAAGGACTAGGAAGTGATATCCGCATCGAAGCGGTCAAAGCCCGATTCCAGGGGCTCGCCAGTCAGCGAGCAGGGCGCGCGGTCAAGTTGAAGTCGGAGAAGCAAGCACGCAGACTGGTGGAGGCCTGCGATTCAGCAGGTCTCCACCCCTGCAAGCTGGTCGAATGGACATTTGATCTGATGGGGCAAGCCGACTGCCTGGGCGTTTTTGGCATTCCGTATCCGCCGATCGAGTACACGTACAGCCACTACAACTTGACCAAGATCTGCGCTCTCTATTCGGGCGAAAAGCAGGTCGTGACCAGCGGCATCGCCGCTGCCGTCAGCAAGGCGATCAGCTCCGAGTACATGAGCGGCAAGATCAGTTCACACGCGCTATCGCCCGCAATCGTGGCGGGTACGCTCCACCCAATATGGGTGAGGGCGGTGTGCTGCATGAAGCAGCATCCGCTGCATCAGCGCGTCAAAGCCATCACCGAAGCGTTTAACATCGAGATGGCCGAGACCTTGAATGAGGCTGAAATCGAACACGTGATTGACTGCCTCAGGGAGACACTATGCCACCAAGAAAAGCGAAAGTGAAGAACCAGGATAGCGGTCTGCCGAAGGGTTACTTGTCGGCAACCTCTATCTCCATGTACCTTAAGTGTCCGCGCCAGTTCGAGTTCCGCTATGTCGCAGGCATCAAGTCGCCGCCGGGTCTCTCGCTCGTGGAAGGGTCATCCTATCACGACGCCATCGCCAAGAATAACCGTAGACTGATGGTAGGCAAGAAAGGCTACAATGTCGACGGCTTGGTTGGTCTGTTTGAAGAGACATTCGCTGAAGAGGGCAGGAACATCAGCGACTGGGAAGGCGAGGATTTCGATTCTGTGATGCGCCGTTCCGAGTTCGTGCTCGCGCGCCACGTTATCGCGTGCGCATCGCCAGACGGCAAGCCGAAAGAGATAACCGCAGTTGAGGCGCAGATCGAGTTTGACATCGAAGGCGTGCCGATTCTGGGGTTCATCGACCTGGAAGGCAAGCTCGGCAAAGACCGATCCGTTACCATCTATGACTACAAGTTCAGCAACCGAGCTGTTCCGGAGTCGGTGCTGCGCCACAACCTGCAACTCACCATGTATGCCATCCACGGCAAAAAGTCAAACGTTGGCATCATCAGGAATGAGCGAAAGCAGACGGGCAAGCATGAGATCACGCGCGCCAAAGTGGACGCAACCGCGAAGCAGATGGCCAAGCAAACGGTGGTGGGAGTCGCCTGCGGCGTGAAAGCGGGAGCGTTCCCGGCCACATCGGCTGACAACTGGTGGTGCAACCCCAAGTGGTGTGGCTATTGGAACCAGTGCCGAGGGAGTCGCAAGTTCAACGCCAAGATCGTCGACATGGGGAGCAGCAATGACTGAAAAAGACCGGGTACAGATCACGACCGACCTCTACGTCTGGATCGTAGAGAGGGTGGAGGACATCAATGCCATCGACCGCAAGCTAGTGGTGGAGGACCTCATCTCCCGCTTGATCGACAAGTACAACATGAACAACGTGCCGTTCTTCCCCGACAACCAGATCGCCTTGCAGAACGTGGCGCACCGGATCATGGACCGCTTGCACGTGGAGCATACGCAGCCATGGATCAACCACATGGTGGACGTGATGCGCGAGAGCCTGCGTGAGGGCTTCTATGACTATCCCGTTTGCCGAGGCGACTACCAGGGACACCTGCCGTTCCCCAAGGAGGAAGACCGTGGCGAAGCGACGAAAAAAGACGTGCGACCGGTGTGAACTGGCACAGACGGCGAACCACGTCTGCATTCGTCCTCCGATCATGGGACCAGTGGACGTCTTGGTCGTGATGCAAGCACCAGAACAGGAGGAGGACGAGTCCGGCGCACCGGGAGTCGGGCCGTCCTCCGCCCTGTTGCGGGACCTGTGCAAGGAGACGAATCTCAATCGGCGCAGGCTGCACACTACTACCGTAGTCAAGTGCTGCCCACCGAACGAGGCCAAGCCGAAAAAGGTGCACATCGAAGCTTGCACCCCGTATCTAGATGAGGAGGTGAAGAAGCTTAAGCCCAAGTTGATAGTCGCTGCCGGAGATGTGGCGCTGAAGGCGCTCACCGGAAAAACGGGAATCAGCAAGCTGATCGGACTCAAGATCGAGAGCCGGTTCGGCGTTCCCTGTATCCCTGTCTTCCACCCGCAGTACGTGATCAGTCGGCCCAGTGCGCTGAATCGGCAGATTTCGCTGTTCCGCGTGATCGAGCGCTTCTTCCAGAACAAGGACCACGACCCGACGAAGGAGACCAAGGTCGAAGTCGTATCGTCCGTGGCTCTTGCTCGCAAGCTTTTCAAGCAGCGGTTCAAGAAGACGACCGCGTTCGACTATGAGACCGGCGGCTACGACCCGGAGTTCAACGCGCTCGACCCGAAGAAGGGGTTCATCCGTTGTATCGGCCTGACAGACGAGGTGGGCAAGGCGTGGGTGTTTCCCCTGGAACAAGGGTACACCGGAATCGAGAAGCTCGTGCGAGACTGGCTCGCTGGACCGACACCGAAGGTCGCCCACAACGCGTCGTTCGAGGCGCTCTGGTGTCGGCAGAAGTACGGCTTCTGGCCGAAGATCACGGACGACACGAAGCGCCTGTACCACCTACTCGATGAGAACAGCAGCAACAGACTCACTGATCTGACGGTGACGCACCTGCCTGAGATGGCTGGCTATGACGACGCGATGGAGGAGTACCTAGCCAACTTCAGCAACCGAGGCGAGGGCTACACCAAAGCTCCGTTCGACATGCTCGCCCACTACAACGGGCAGGACGTTGACGCCACGCTGCGCTTGCTGCGCAAGTTCAAGCCACAGCTGCTGGACGATGCCCAACTGTTTGATCTGTACTCCAACGTGGTGATGCCGAGTGCCATGCTGACAGCGCGTTTCCAGTTCCGGGGGATGAGGGTCAACCCAGAGACCGTGGATGCGGCGGTCGGGTCCATGCACGACAAGATGGCGAACGTGACCAAGAAGCTGTCAGCCAAGCCGGAGGTGAAGAAAACGCTAAAGCTGTTGGGGCGTGACGAGTTCAACCCGAGAAGCTCGCAACAGGTGAGCACGCTACTCTTCAAGGTGATGAAGCTGCCAGTCAAGGTGAAGACCAAGACCGGAGCACCCAGCACCGGGGAGGAGGCGCTGAAAGAGCTGCCCCAGGACAACGAAATCGTTCAACTCCTGCAGCAGATGACCGAAGTTAAAGGTCTGCTCAACGTGCTCACGCAGTACGAAGTCCACAAGCAGCTGAACGAGGAGAAGAAGCAGTGGTTCCTGCATAGCAGCTACGACAACGCGTTCGTAGTGACAGGCCGGATCTCCTGCCGCGAGCCAAACTTGATGGCGATACCGCGACCGAGCGATGATGTGGAGATCAACGTCGCTTCCGCGTTCGTATCGCGGTTCAAGGGGGGCAACTTGGTCGCTGCTGATTACAGCCAGCTCGAACTGCGGCTTCTAGCTGAGCTGACGAGGGAGACGTCGTGGTTCGAAGGCTACCAGGACCCCGAGTTCGATCTGCACGAGGACACGGCTATCCGTGGCGGCATAGAACGAGTGGAGGCGAAGCGGCTCAACTTCGGCGTCGTGTACGGAATCGGAGCAAGGAAGCTGGCGTCACAGATCGGGAAGGACTACCTGGAAGCACGCGACATGCTGGATCGCTACTGGGACCAGCACCCGCTGATCAAGGACTGGTTCGCCGAGCGTCACCTTTGCCTACGCACCGACGGTTTCACTAGAACCCGTGCAGGTCGCTTCCGTCGTCTGCCAGACGCGAAGCTCCTGCCTGAGGACGACCCAGCACAGTGGCGCGCTCAAAGACAAGGTCCGAACTTCGAGATTCAGGGATTCGCCGCCGATCTCGTAGCGACCGCTATGGTCATGCTGGAGGAGGCGCTCGAAGGGATGGACGCACTCTTGGTGAATCAGGTCCACGACTCGCTGATCGTGGACTGCCCGCGCAAGGAGACAAAGGAGGTGGAGCGGATCATGGAGCATGTGATGACCGAGCTTGCTCCCGCGAGGTACGACATCGAGGTCCCACTCCGCGTCGAGGTCAAGACGGCGAAGGACCTAGCACAGACGGAATGAACGTCCGGAGGGGTCCGGTGCGTTCCTACTAGTAGGAGGGAGTCTCATGCTGAGAGGTGGAGAAGCACCACAAGTGTGGTATGCTGTTTCGCGCACGATCAACACCGGCAATTATGAGAGTGTGCGCGTAGAGTGCGGCGGGTCGATGCCGGTGCCCGCAGGCGAAGACGGGGATGAGGTATTCGGCGAGCTGCAGGAGGAGGTGGAAAGCCGCCTCAATGACAAGGTTGACGAGGTCTTGACTCAACTGGGAGTCAAGAAGAAGACGTCAAAGCGGAGATAGGAGGAAGAACATGGGCATCGATGTGAACAGGTACAAGAGGCGCAAGGCAGAGGTCCGCCGAGGGGGCGGTCGCTTTTGGCGTCCAGCGGATGGACAGAAGTCCTACGTGCGGGTCTTCTTGTTCAAGCACACAATCACAGAACTGGACTTCAAGCTCGGGCGCTACAGCAAGGCGGACGACAAGGACGTGGGCGACACGGTGGAGGAGTTGGATTGCCCGGTCGCCGTACACTTCCGCCCGAGCGAAGCACCGATCGTGTGCGAGGCCACAGCTGGCAATGTCTGTGATCTATGCGACGAGGCAGACGCCATGGGGGATGAGGGCAAGCGGCTGCAGGCCAGGACACAGCACGTGGTCAACATCGTGGACATGGGCAGCAACGAGCGCAAGATCCAAGAATGGTCGATGCCGTCGTCCGTGTACGAGCGCATGCTCGGATTCGCGCTCGATGATGAGTACTCGGATCTCTGGGGCTGCAAAGGTCGCGACTTCATCATCGATTATGACAAGAGCAAAGACCCGGCTGCAATGTATCAGGTGCGGCTACGCGACAAGGACCGCTGCGAGGATCTCCCTGCTGGCGTGAAGAAGGCAGTCGTCGACCTGATGATGTCCGATCGCCTCGTGCCCGCCAGTCTCTTGGAGGAGCTGAAGAAGGGACCGAAGCCGAAGGACGAGGAAGAGGAAGAGGAGGAAGAGGAGGAAGAGGAGGAAGAGGAGGAAGAGGAGGAAGAGGAGGAAGAGGAGGAAGAGGAGGAAGAGGACGAAGGCGACGAGCTGGACGCCATGTCGCGCACCGAGCTGAAAAAGCTGCTCAAGAATGAGCAGACCACGTTCAAGGTGATGAAGAAGACGACAGACGACGAGATCCGGCAGGCCATCCGGGAGGCTCGCGACTCCATCCCTTTTGAGGGCGACCTTGATGGGCTGGAGGACGAAGAAGAGGAGAAGAAGCCAGCCAAGGGCAAGGCCGAGACAGGTGATCTCAAGGGCAAGACCATCGAGTTCGTGGTCGACGGCGAGACCGTTCAGGCGAAGGTACTGCGCAAGAGCAAGGGGGGCCAGTACGTCGTGAAGGACGGTTCTGGTGACGAGTGGGACGTCGAGCCAGACGATATCCAACGGATCGTAGTCGAAGAAGAGACCCCCAAGAAGACCAGCAAGAAGGCAACGTCGAAGAAGAAGACTAGCCGCAAGAAGTAGACCCCTCACCTAGAGTCGCTCCCAGACTTCCGCGTCTGGGGGCGGCTCGCTATGTACCGGGAGAACGTAATGGCAGTGAAGAAGACGAAGAAGAAAGCGACGCGCAAGAAGACGAGCCGGGCGGTGTCCGTGCCCGCTTCGCAGGTGGTGACCTTCCGCAACTTCCAGCAGCAGGCGCAGGACGAGCTGATGGAGGAGGCGAAGAACTACGCGGCCAAGATGCTGAAGGATCGCTGGCGCGAGATCGAAGCGGCTCGCGCCGTGGTGCGCAAGCTGGAGGAGGACTACCAGCGGCTGCTAGATGCCGAGGTCACCGAGGACACCATCCGCGAGTGCATGGCGCTGCCGGGTGACTCGGGCATCAAGCTGCTGGAGAGCCGACTGCGCAGGAGGTGAGCCATGCCGAACATCACATTCGGAAGTAGCCAGTTCAAAGTGTTGACCGACGGCGATCGTCTCGCCGTCGGGTTCGACCGCGACTCGGTGATCCTCTGCGAGAGCGCGCAGGTGCGGAACATCGCGATCAACCAGGAGCGCGAACTCGTCACCAGATACACCGATTCAACGGGCATGGTTCACCATTCCGCAGGAGTCGGCTACTTGCAGGTCGACGTGTCGTTCTACGCGATGGACGCGTCGTTCCACAAGGGATCGCTTGAGGAGGTGTTCAACAAAGACGTGAGCGTGCTGGATCTGTTCGGCGACATTGCCCGCAGGCTCGCGGACCGATGAAGGATTGGCGAGGGCGGCTGCTACGGGTCAGCCGTACAGCCTGTGTGAATGGCCAGCCGCCCGAGCCGTTAGGAGGGCAGGGAATGTACGGAGAAGACGGTCCGTTCACGATCCTGGAGTACATCGAGTTCGACAGCCATGAAGAGTTCCTGAAGTACAAAGACGCGCCGAGGATCGAACAGAACGACATAGACGCGTGCGACATGGAAGAACTGGTGAAGCAACTACAAGAAGAGCAAGGGGACTCATGCACATAGGGACGAAGAGCTTGTTATTTGGCGCGCACCAATTCCTCATGCACCCGGTTCTAGCCTGGGTCGCGTGGCGGCGGCTTTATGGCAAGACCCCGACCTTTCGCCAGACGATCGCCATCGTCATTCACGACTGGGGATACTGGGGTTCGCCAAACATGGACGGAGAAGAAGGAGAGCGGCATCCAGTGTGGGCGTACAAGTGGTGTTTGAAGCGTGGGTGGCTGGCGGAGGCTGATCTCTGTCTGTTCCACTCCCGCTTTTACGCCAAGGCAGAAGGACGAGTGCCGAGTGAGCTGTGCTACGCAGACAAGCTAGCCAATGCCATGGTTCCCGCGCGACTGTATGTGTTCCTCACCGTAGCCAGCGGCGAACTGTTCGAATACCTCAGCGCCAAGAAGCACGAGAGCGTCCGGTTCAGCCGCAACCCGCACGAGTTCGTACTCCGGTTTCGAGGTGTCGTGCGCAAGGTGCTGCAAGAATCATGGCATCCGGGTCCCCGGATCTACGCCAACAACAAATGGAAGATCCCGCACACTCCGTGCGCGGACAAACTCAACGCCTAGGAGAAGAGATGCAGAAAGGAAGAGTGAACGTACTGATCGACGGCCAGTGGGGAAGCACCGGAAAGGGCAAGGTGGCGGGGTATCTGGCGAAGCGGAACGACATCGCCATAGCGGCGGCGCTCACCAGCCCGAATGCCGGGCATACCTTCATCGACGACGAAATCGGCAAGCTCGTGCTGAAGCAGTTGCCGACGGCGGCGATCCACCCCGAGGCTCTGGTAGTGCTGACCCCGCAGTGCATCATCACGCCAGACCGACTGCTGCAAGAGGCTGAGGACCTGGAGTGCCTGGACCGGCTGCGTATCCACCCGCACGCAGCGGTTGTGACGGACGCGCACAAGAAGACGGAGCAGGAGAACCTCAATCGGATCAGCAGCACGTTACAGGGAACTGGTGCCGCGCTGGCATCCAGGGTGATGCGTGAGCCACACGCTGTCGCGGCCAACTGCGACGCACTTAAACCGTATCTGGCCGACACCGGCGAGCTCATCGAGGCGGAGATCGAGAGCGGCGGCATCATCCTGCTGGAGGTGAGCCAGGGGTTCGATCTGTCGCTGACCTGGGGCTTCAAATACCCGTACGTCACGAGCCGGGACATCACCACAGCAGCGGCCATGAACGCAGCAGGGGTGAACCCGCGCCTCTTGGGCGACGTGTACGGCAGCATTCGCACGCTACCGATACGGGTAGGCCACGCGTACAGCAAAGGCGGGGATGAGGGCGAGAAGGTGGGCGACTCTGGGCCGTTCTACTCGGACCAGGAAGAGCTGACGTGGGAACAGGTGACGGAGATGGGCAACAGCCCAGACCCGATCACCGAGAAGACTACCGTCACCAACAAGACGCGCCGCGTCTTCACCTTCAGCATGCTGCAGATCGAGCGGTTCATGCGAGTATGTGGTCCGACTCACATGTTCCTCAACTTCGTCAACTACTGGGACCACAAAGCGTATGGAGCGGAGACTTGGGACGAGCTGCCAGAAACCGTACAATGGAAGACACGCCAGATCCAGAATGGTCTGCAGGAGATGGCCAGCGGCGTGGTAGGTAGCCCGGTTCCGCGCGTCGCGCTTCTTGGCACTGGTCCGAACGACAACCAGATGGTCGAAATCGATAACTGACTGTTAGGCTGGGGGCGACAAATCGGGACAGAACGACAATAGACAAGGGGGTAGAACCGGGTCGTCCCCCAGCCGCTTGGAGGGAGACAATGTACATCAACCTGCACTGGGTCATAGGCGTGACAGCTGTTGGCAAGACGACGTACGTAAACAGGCTCGCGCCGAACCATCACAAGATCTTCACCGGCAAGTGGGCAAGGAAAGTTCTAGGTGCCGACAACATGGCGAAGATGGACAACCCGTCAGCACCGACCTGCATTGAAGAACAGGTCCGACACATGGTCGTTGAACAGATCATCGCAGCGGCAATGGAAAAGCCAATCGCACCAGTGATCGACGTCTGGATTGATAGCATGCCGCGCAACGAAGACCAGCTGCACTGGGTGTTGCTCAACCTGCCGACGGTTCTCGTACGGTCTCTGTTAGACGAAGGTGTGCACGCCAAGATTTCGAATGATATCGTCCTCGTCACCTGCAAGAAGACGTTCGAATACGAGCGGCGGGTGGCAGCACGGCAGAAAGAGAAAGGAGGAAAAGACAAGCTGTTGGAGGTGAGGCTCACCCACGACAAGATCGGTCTGTACGAAGTCTTGGCGGAGGCGCTCTCCTACTCGACTCCGATTCGGCTAGCAGACGTCTCATTCGTGGAGCACTAATGTACGACTTCGGCCACGAGTTCGAAAACTCGACCATAGCGATATGCTTGCAGGACCCAGGCTTCGTTCCTCAGCACAACGACGTCTTGAGCGCCGAGTACTTCACGAAGCCGGAAGCACGAGTCGCAGTCGACGCCATCCTACGATTTTGGGAACAGCACCGCGCTGTCCCCAGTCTCCATTCGATGTCGGTGTTCCTGCGCGGGGATGAGAACGCCAACGAGATCATGAGCTATCTGCGCGAGTGTGAGAAGAACCCGACGCACGACGCACCATTCATCAAAGATCGAGTGATAGACTTCGCCAGACACCGCGCCGTTGAAGAGGCGCTGTTCAAGTGCGCCGACTTCTTGAAGGACGGCGACTACGAAAACATCGGTAGGGAGGTCATGCGCAGCCTAGCAGTCGGGATGGGCGACGATAAGGAAGGCTACCTCTATTTCGACGAGACCGTGCAACGACTGAAGTCGTACACCGACGGACGCGAAGCAGATCCGAACGTCGTGTCGACCGGAATCCCCGAGCTGGACGACTGCCTCGATGGCGGCGGACTATGGAAGGGTGAGCTTGGCCTGATACAAGCACCGGCTGGTGTAGGCAAGACCTCGGTCTTGATGAACCTCGGCTATGGCGCGCTCATCCAGGGACTACGAGTGACGCACATCACGCTTGAGGTCTCAGGCGTGAAGACGGCCAGACGATACGACATGCGGGTGACGGGTATGACCAAGGAGAAGCTGATGGCCAAGAAACGGACAGCGGCACAGCGTATCCTCGGCATGTGCAGGGAGCTTAAGTGTGGGCTGGATATCAAGCAGTTCGCAACCAAGACGGCGACCTGCAGAGACCTGTCAGCCTACATCCAGAAACGCTGGGAGGCTGACCGCTTCCGACCTGACCTCCTGATCGTCGACTATGGTGAGATCCTCGCCCCCGAGCGGAAGCTCGACGACCGGTGGATCGAGATCGACGAGAGCTACGAGGCGCTGAGAGCGCTAGGCCAGCAGTGGGGTTGTCCGGTGTGGACCGGCAGTCAAACGAACAAGGACGCGATCGGGCGTCGCAAATCGGGGATAGAACACACGGGCGGCAGCTATGGCAAGATCAAGACCGCCGATGTGGTGATATCGCTCAACCCGGAAGCGCGGAGCGTAGCCCAGGCGGTGGTGCCGCTGACGATGTGCGGGATCAAGAACCGAGAAGAGAAGAGCGGTTGGGAGGTCCTATGCAACTTCAACCGCGAGACTCAGACGGTGGTGGCGCGATGATAGACTGTGTTGAGATGTTGGAGTCGTTCGCTAAGCTGTGCGGACCGGAGGTGCGCAACGCGCGCCGTGGTCCGTGGGTTCACTTCTTGTGCCCCAACTGCGACGATAAGAAAGGCAAGTTCGGCGTCAACGTTGAGACGTCTTGGTGCAACTGCTGGCGGTGCGGCCTTAAGGGCGGTGCGTTCTCGCTGTTGCGGAAGCGCGGCATCAAGATTCGCCACTACAAAGCGCGGAAACGGCTGGTCCAGACGGAAGAACTGCTGCCCGTGCCGCAGTTTATCCCAGGCTACGTCGATTGGTTCAAGCGAGCAGACAGCGCGACAGTGAAGCGGGGGATCGACTACTTTCACGAGCGGAACATCAACCACCGGCAGGTCGAATGGGGCGTCAGCACCGACCCCGCTCTCTCGTTCCGTGTGGTGTTTCCGGTCCGGTATCGCGGGGAGATTGTGTCGTATCAGGCGAGATCGGTGCTGCAAGGGGTGAGCGCAAAGACTGTGAGTGGGTCGTCGAAGAAGGGGTGGGTTCAGACGTCTAAGCTTCTTTATCGGTACGACTCGCAACCGAAGAACGACAACGTTGTCATCTGTGAGGGACCAGCAGACGCAGTACGCGTGCAGGGCGTGGCTCTATTCGGATCCACGGTATCGCCAGCGCAGCGGTTGCTGCTGTCATCACTGAAGCCAGACCGATTGACAATATTCCTCGATTCAGACGCGAGGGAGAAGGCCAATAAAGTGGCGGTCGATCTGTTTGGGGTGGCGCGACAGACGGCGATCGTAGAGTACGAAGACGGAGAAGAGGGAGATCCATGCTCGCTGAGCGAGCCAGAGGACAAGATAGAAAACGCGATGGTGTTCAAGTACAAGACAGATCTGTTGAGATGGATTCTGAAAGGGAGAGGCCATGGGCAAGGGTAGCAAGTCTAAGGGGAGCAAGGGCGAGCGAGAAGTGGCTCGTCTTTTCTCGGTTTGGTGGACGGGCAATGAAGAATACGAGACTGCTCCGATGAAGCAACTGCCGTTGCGCCCGACGCCTTCTTCTGGTGGGTGGGCTGAGGGGAACAGCCTGAAAGGAGATCTCGTTTCTGTCAAGCCGGAAACCAGGGACTTCTGTTGCACGGTCGAAGTCAAATACCAGGAGCGCTGGTCGTTCGACGCACTCATGGGAAAGCAACAGACGACCATCCACAAGTGGTGGAAACAGACGGTGGAAGAAGCGAGCGCCAACTACAGCATCCCAATACTCGTCTTTCGTAAGAACCTGCACCCGTGGTATGTGGCCGTCAACCACTTGCTTGCAAGTCGCGTCCTGTCGAGACGCACCATGTCTATCTGGCTTCCCCACATTGGCATCGTGATCACTAAGCTAGACGACTTTTTAGCCGTTGTCAATAAGGAGGATCTTCGTGGATGATGAACAAGAGATCCAGCGCTGGAGAGCAGAAGTGGCCGAAGAGCGGAAGCGTCTATTCGGCGGGCAGATCAAAGGCGGCAAAGAGCACGAGCGCATCCAGCACGCCAAAGACTCCTACCAGAAAACGGCAGCGGCTCAGCAAGCGTTAGGAATCTTCAAGGAAGGCGACACGGAAAGGAGGCGGTGAGATGGCAGGGATTGCGGCGTGGGATGAGAAGATCCTGGAGATAGCCGATGCGCTGGGCATCCCGCAGAACGCGAGGGGTTGGCGGCTGTTCGTCGAGTGGGACGAGATCGTGCGCGTGGAGTGCGATCTGGTGGTGCGGGCCGACGCGGTCAACGCGAAGCTGATCCGCAGAACGTACAGACTGGAGGAGGTTGGCGATGAAGAAGTTCTTGGTGATATTGGCGGCGGCGCTGCTCCTGGCGGGGTGCGGGACGGTGGCGAGCGCGAAGCGGGAGGCGTTCACGGTGCTGCAGGAGGCGAGGGTGTGGGCGACGCATGACGCGACCGGGCGACAGGTCGAGCTGACGCTGAAGCGTGGTTCGGTGGTGCACGTGGTAGCAGAGGAAGAAGAGGAGCCAGCGAAGGGAAGGGTGCGGGAATGGACGCAACGGTGATCATGTACGGGAAGACGGGGTGCAAGAACTGCGACGATGCCGAGGACAAGCTGAAGCGGCTCGGCGTCGAGTACGAGAAGCGGGACTTCGACAAGCTCTCGAACGACCCGCCCCAGGACACGGAGCAGCGCGCGGAACTTCGCGAAGCGGGCATCGCGTGGAGCATGGGCGGCGGGTTCCTGCCGGTGTTCGTGGTGGGCGGGGTCGGCATGAGCTACCCGCAAGCGATGAAGAAGATCAAGCGAGGGTGATTGGCGAGGGCGGCTGGAGATGGTGGCACCTCTCGATGTATGTGCATTACTGCCTGCCGCCCGAGCCGTTAGGAGGATGAGCAGATGACCATTGTTTGGATTAGGCCAGGAGAAGAAACGGGAATATCAATGGAAATGGCCGCTGTGCCTAGCGTCGGCCAGAAAGTCTACTTGACGTTTCAAGGTGAGCGTTGCGAGGATACGAAGCACAGTAAGTATGTTGTTGAGTCGATCAGTTGGGACGTAAGATCAAACCAATGGCCATCCAGAAACCAGGCAATTGCATACGTCAATTTGGCCGAGCCGTTAGGAGGATGAAGATGGACCAGTTCTTTTGTAAGCACAAGGGCGGCCACGAGGGGAGGCTGCGCAAGATTGAGCGGCGGCTTGCGGTTCTCGGTCACGTTCTCGATGACCTGGGCAAGATCGAGCAGCGGCTGGATGCGCTGGGGATGAAAGACGACAAGCGTATGCGCGATATCATGCACCTTCGTGAGGGAATGCGGCACGAGGATATGCCTGGGCCGTGCGAGTACTGCGGAGAGCTGCCGCCTGACTGTGAGTGTGAGCATGAGGAAGAGCCAGAGCAAAAGTACGCGACCAAGGCCGAGTACATCGCCCAGGCCGAGCAACGCGGCATGACTGAGGGTGAGGCAGCAGCAGTGTTTGACGAGGCATCGATTTGCCACAGCGACAAGATGCAGCGTGTCATTGGTGCATCGCCAGACCAGTCTCGCAAGCTCCCCCTCGTCAACGGCCATCTGCCTGAGCTGCCGGTGCTCAAGTGTCCAGATGTGTCCGGGGATCCGCAAACGGACCGGCCATCGAATAGCACATGGCAGGTCGATGCGATTGCGACAGGCTGCGATGAGCGGATGGTATCTGGGCCAATCGCATCTACGGAAGATGCCGCAATCGCCCACTGGAATCGCTGGATGCGCGAGCGGTTCGGCGTGCAGTATGGGGAGGAGTGAGATGGGATTTGTGCGGCCGCCACCGCCGGTGACGCAGATCGAATTTGCGCGCAGGCGCATCCACCAGATCCAGGACGTGGACGACTGGGAGCGCGCAGTTCGCAAACACTGGCGGCTGTGGGGTGATGTTGGGGTTGATGCGCATCGGGAAGCCTGTATGGTTCTTAGACCGCCACCGCCCCAGGGTTCAGTAGGAGGAATAAGATGAAGCCACCTAAGCAAACCGACCTAATGAGATCCCCAAGAAGCGTGCGTGAATGGTGCATGTGGGCATCGTTGGAGATTACAGTCTTGGACGCTAGAATGCGGCAGTTACGGCAGAACGAGCAGACGGCTATGCGCATAGCAGGCGAGGCCGTGGATTCGACGTGTCATTTCTGCGACGCGGAGGATCGGCGATACAAGCAGCGCATCGCAGAGCTAGAGGCAGAGGTGGAGGCAGAGGTGGAGCGGCTGAAGAAGCTGTTGATGAGGCATCACGAAGCGAACGATGGGCTGGGGTGGGGCGAGGTCTGTCCTGTCTGCGCGAAGCATGAGGAGGAGTGAGATGGTGGGCGGGGTGGTTGGGTTCTGCGGGGAGTGCGCGATGGGGTGCGAGTGGGCGGCGTACCGGCTCGCGTCGACCACGCTCCCAGAAGGCAACGCCGTGCAGATCACGTGCCGCAGGTGCGGGACGAGTTGGGTGGTGAGCAACGCGCAGTGGGAGTATGAGGAGGCAGACCGGGAATCGATCAAGATGAGGCTGACTTACGAGAGGAGGAGGAGGAAGGATGGCGGAGAAGAAGAGAACGTTCTTGAGTCTGGAGGAGC